TTCTTTCTTCTCGTCAGCGGCTTTGTTGACAGCCTCCACGTCAGTTGCTGCTCTTACCTCGTCATCCAGTTCCGCAAGCCTAGCGGTTATCTGTTCGAGGTTCATTTCGTCGATATTCATTCAGTACCTCCGTAAAAATATTTTGCTTTTGCCAATTCAAGAGCGTTCCGCGCCTCCGCGCGTTCTTTTTCAGCCTCCGCTTCAAAGTATGACCGCGCTTGAATAGTTGTAGTATCGTAAACAGGAAAATCCACAGCCGCAACATCGTACAGCCGTTTGATTCCCGTTATACGCCGTGTATGCGTGTCCTTGTTGTATTCCTCTGCGTTCACGGTAAACGCGAAAGACATTTTGTCAATGTAACCGCCCTTGATTTCCTCATACAGTCTGCGGCCTTCTTCCGTACCGCTTAAATCTGCGGATATAAAAAGCCCGACATCATCTGTTCGGACTTCAAGGGTTTTATTTTTTGTTCGTGCTACGGGCTTGCCGCTGTGATTGAAATTGAGTACAACATCTTGCATCTGCGTACCGTTAAAGGCGTTGCGGTCTATAACCTCTTTGTACTGGATGCCGTCGTATTCATACATGACGGTCTCTCTATCAAATACCGCCGCATAGCCCTCAACGCGCATTTCATTTTCATTTGCTCGGACCTCAAACGCTCTATACTGCCTGTCCTTCGTTATCATCTTCGTCCTCCGTTTCTGTCATTACTGTGGTCGGTGCAGTGTCAAGTCTCCTAATAGGCACATCGCCGCCCTCTAATGGCGCAAGGTTTAGAGCCTGTCTCCACTCGTTAGGTGTCATTGCACCCCTGTCAACCATAGACAACAGCGACAATTTTTCTCTCATGCTCATGTAGCTCATCCTGTTGCTCTCAAACATAATTTCATTTTCAAAGCCACGCTCGCGGTCGGTAAATACCTTGTTTGTAAGCTCCAAACTTAACGCCAACAAAAACGGCTCTATCCTTGCCTCGTAAAATGCCTCTCTTTTATCAGCCTCGGCTTTCGACATGATGATGTCTTCATTCAGCCCGAAGTACCGATATATATTGTTTCTCAGTTCCTCAATGTTTTTGTAGTTTGCTATCTGTGGCTGCATGGTTATCGGCTCAAAGCTCTGTGTAGCATCTAACATGGCAATGCCGGATGAATTGTTGAGCGCCATATAGTCCTCGACAAAAATATCCTTTTGCTTTTTCGCGTCTTCGGGCGATAACATGGCCTTAGTGGTCTTTAATATTCCCCGCAAATTAGCCGTAGACTTGATAGCGTTCGCCATACCCTCGTTGGTTGTGTTAAGTAGATCAAGGCTCGTTAAAATTGCGCTGTTGGAGTCGCCCCAGATATCCGAGGTGTTGTAGTCCTTCCTAAGCACCGCTAAATCTTCCCAAGAGTGGCACATTACCGTCGACGGGTAATAAAACTTGATATATAAGCCATCGTTTACCTTGACCGCCTCTAATTGAGCCGTCGGCATAGGATATAGCCCAACACACCGCCCAAAATCGTCACGCATGATGTAAATAAAAACGACGTTGTTAATCTCTAACAACGTCCGCACCTTATACAAAAAATCCTTGCCGTTCATGTAGATGTTCGGTCGGTACTGTATCAGCCTTTGGAGCCTTTTATCACCCGGCGCACCGTCTCTTAGCACCTTCACGTTTGCCTTAGATGTATGTTCTGCAAGCGTCCTTATACACGCTCTCACAACCTCATTGGCATAGATATTTCCCCCGAATGACGAAAACCGAGCGACATACCCTCCAATTTCACGCCATACCGAGGTGACATAGTTCTTTATGCCGCCAAATATAGCCTTGATTGCATTTCTGATCTGTCTCAATTTATCACCTCACATAACGTAAATATTCATCTTCTTTGTCACAGTAGCCAACCCACGCATTTAATAAACTCACCATGCCGTCTATCCTTTTTGTCGTGCCTGTTTTAACAGGCTGGATTGAGTTAATGCCATCTTTGTTTAAGGTTTTAACGCCGGTATTTAGTAGGCACCAGCGCAACATTGGATTGTTTTGATATATAACCTTGCTTTCCTCTAAAGCCGCACCCATCCGCTTCATGGGGTATGAAAATGTGTAAGCACCCTGCGGCACTTTAACCATATCAAAACCGTATTCGGACATCTCGTTTTGCCAGTATCCCGCCAGGGCTCTATCGTAGTAAATCCACAGCGGACGAATATCGTGTTGCTCCACCATCTCAATAAACCATTCCGTCACGGCATGATAGTCAACCGCCGCGCCCTCGCAGACATGTAACCAGCCCTGCTCCGCCCATAATTTATACGGCGCTTCTCGCTTCGATCCGCTTTCAACATCATCAACCCTCGACTGTGGCAGGAAATATTTTTGCAAAACGTAATAATTTTCATCGTCCGGCTTTTTTATCAGCAATGACGCACAAGTGAGGTCTGTCGTGCTGGATAAGTCGCAGCCGCCTATTGCGTAACTATGTTCCAAATACTCCATCGGTACGACCGTTTCATTCACGGCGGCCTCGTAAGTCAGCCATGCGGCGTTTGTGTTTTCGGACAGGTTAAAATCTTTCGTAAGCAGTGTCGGCAGGAATGTCGGATCCCTTTTGGCCTTCTCCACGTTGTCTGTAAGTGTAGTTAAAGATTTGATTTTCCCTAAGCCCGGATTAGCCTTTGCCCAACATTCGGGTTTCGTCCATTCGTCCCGTTCGTCCAGTTCATACAGGAGCGGAAGCAGCCGATAGTCCTCAAAGCCCGGTTCCCATAACGCAGCCTTTGAGCAGTAGTTATATTTATCATCAAAGAACATTTCGCGGACATAACCGTTTGTTGAAATAAGCCATGCAAGCGGCTGTTCTCGCGCCGCCTGTGATTGAATCATAACGTCATAAACTTTGCTGTCCCGCGCTTCGTGCCACTCGTCCAAGCAAAAAAAATGGGCGTTTAGGCCATCCATCGTTTTCGTGTCGGAAGCAATCGCTTTCAACGTTGACATTGTGGCCGGAAAGTATATATCGCTTTGCCGCTTTTTTGTCAGGCTTTTAATCTGCGGACTTTGCTGTCTCATATTGACGCACTCGTTAAAGACCAGCTTCGCCTGATCCAGCTTGTTGGCCACTGTATAACATTCGGCCCCAGCCTCGCCGTCGGCCATCAGCATGAAAAGAGATAAGCCAGCAGTCAGCGTTGATTTGCCGCATTTCCGACCAATTAAAAACACAACTTCCCGGAATCTCCGTTTGTTGTGTTCGTCTACCCATCCGTATGCAAGCTGTATCGCCGCTTTTTGGAATAACTCTAATTTAATTGTCTTTCCAGCCCAGCGTCCTTTTGAGTGGCGGCAGAACTTTTCAATAAACTTGATCGGCTTTTCTCCGGCCGCTTCGTCAAAGTGCCATTCAAACGGCGGGTTGTCCATCCATGCACACTCGCGCTCATATAATGATTTTACTTTTGCGCCGACAACTTCCTTTCCGTTATGTATTGCCTTTAGATACTCTTTTACATAATTCACACCATCTCACTCGTTTCAGTCCCCCCGAATAAATGCCATCAACTCCTCCGCGCTGTCGCCGCTCTCATCACGCAGTGTAGTAATAATTTTCATCAGCGTCTGCACCGTCTGATTCGCGCCGTTCGCGGTCTTGTTGTATTCGGTGATGGCGGGATGCGTATATACATTCTGGCGGCCTTTGACGTATTCTTTTGTAACAAGGGTGCCGTCCTGCTTGATCGTTTTTTCCAAGTCGTTCAAAATGTTTATTTGCACCTGATACCGCTTGAACGTGGTTATGAAAAAGAAGTTTTGTTCAACGCCGTGTTTCTCGGCTATTTTGAGTATTTCTTGCGCTTGTTGGTTTAGGTCTTTGGGCATTTATTAACACCGCCTTTTCTCCTGTAAATTGCTCCCAACGGTCTATTATTACGTCACAATATTTCGGGTCGAGTTCCATCATGTAGCAAGTGCGGTTGAGTTGTTCACAAGCGATAAGGGTTGAGCCACTGCCACCAAATAGGTCAGCGATTAGGTCATCTTGTTCTGTAAAGTCACTAAGTATTGCAGATAATGTTTTTATTGGTTTTTGTGTTGGGTGGACTCTCTTTTCATGCTCCCCCTCTCGTATCATCCCGTTCCACAGTTGGCTATATATCCTGACGGGAGTATGAAAACTGCACCACGCAAGCTCGCCGTCAGCAAAAGTGTTCCGTATTTCCGTGTCGCCCCTCTTGTTCCAAACAATCCATCCGTCACTAAACGGCAGAAATTGTGTAAAATAATTACCACCCCAAATTATCTGTCTGTCGGATATATCTTGCATAACGTTGAACGCTGCTTCGGCTGTATCTGTTGTTTCGTCTGATATAATCTTTGAGTATTTGCCTTTCTTTGCAATGCCGAAGTCTGCACCGACCATATCATTTTTTACAACGCTAATCCCATATGGCGGGTCTGTAAATACCATGTCAGCATTCTTGCCGTCCATCAGCCTTTCAACCGTTGCTTTGTCTGTGCTATCCCCACACATCAAACGGTGCCGCCCAAGTTGGTAAATATCGCCTAACTTTGTTTTAGGTTCTTCCGGCAATTCAACTTCGTAATCGTCCTCAGCGGCTTCGAGTTCTTCTTCTCCGAATATGTCGGATAATTCATCGCTGTTAAACCCTGTCAAGTCTATATCAAAGTTGATTTCTTTCAGTTCCTCAAGCTCAACTTTCAGCACATCTATATCCCACCCAGCATCGAGAGCAAGCCGATTGTCTGCCAGTATATAAGCCTTTTTCTGCGCCTCCGTCAGATGCTCAACCCATACGCACGGCACTTCCGTCATGCCCTCGCGCTTGGCAGCCTCAACCCGCCCGTGTCCGGCTATAATTCCATAGTCCTTATCAATCAGCACAGGATTTACAAACCCGAATTCGCGCAAACTGGCCTGTATTTTCTTTATCTGCTCGTCGCTATGTGTTCTGGCGTTGTTGGCATAAGGTATAAGCCTATCTATGGCGACAAGTTCCAATCTCTCGGTATGTTTGCTCATGTCGGGTCAAAAGCTCCTATTCCAAAAAAGATTATGCGTATCGGTCGGTATTAAAGATGGGCTGCGTCCGG